TGGTGGAATCGGTAGACACGCAGGACTTAAAATCCTGTGGCCATTGCGGCCGTGCGGGTTCAATTCCCGCCTCGAGTACAATTTGAAAATCAAGGTGTTAGATTAGATTCTAACACCTTTTTTGTTGTTCTTACTCTACCTGATTAGGTAACAAAAAGCACACTTTTGTGCCCAAAAGAGGGGGTATTCCAGTAGAAATCCAGTAGAAATTTTTCAAGGTTTTTGAAACAATTCATAAAAAATGACGTTCAAAATTAGGTCTAAAGGCTATTTTTAGCCCATTTAATAGTTAAAAAATTATAAACATTATGGAATTAAGTGTAGTGCTAAGAGACGTTTCAGGAAAAACAGGGAAAGGGAATATTAAAATTAAGATTAAGAAAAAAGGGGAAGACCCCACCTTTATTCCAACTACCTATTATATCGAACCCACTTTTTTTGACCCTGATAATGGGATAATAAAGAAGGAATTCCAAGAAGCAGCAAAATGGAATTCAGATCTATTTGCTCAAAAAAGCAGATATGAGACTTATTATAAAGAACTCGGTGATTCGGTAAAAAATGCATCCGTCAAAACCTTAAAGCAGTTATTTGTCACCTACGACAATATCAATTCTAAATCCCAAGAACCTCTAAAATCTGTATCTGATTTCATTGGGGTTATCTCAAAGCAAATAGAAGACCTTAAAAATGAAGATGCACCCGAGGAATTAAAAAGAGCCGGATATGCTTCTACCTTCGAAGGTACCAAAAATCTAATGATTGAGTTTTTTAAATCCGAAATCATCTATTTTCAGAGTATAGACAGAAACGCTCTGATACAACTAAAGGCATATTTCTTAAAACACAGAGGCAAGGAAGTAACTTTCAACAAACACCTTCGAAACATAAAGCGAATCTTCAATATTGCCATCGGAGACGGTTTGATAAGTGCTGACTTATATCCTTTCCGGAATTTCAAAATACCTTCGGATTATGATACAGAAATAAGGTGCATTGAGGCAGGAATATTAAAACAGATTTACGACACTACAGGGATAGGCAGAGATTTTCTATTCTTGTCGTTCTTTTTGTGCGGAATGAATATGAAAGATATATTTTATATGAAGTATTTCGATAAGATAATAGATACCAAAAGATTAAAGACATTCAGGAAGGCCGGCAATAAAGTAAAACTCAAACTTACGCTTCAACCGGAAATAATAGAGATCATTAATCGATATGCCGACCCATCAAAAACGAGGTTAATAAAAACGTTGTATGCAGATCGTAGCACGCTTTTGCGCATAGTAAACGAAAGTATTAGGGAATCAATAGACAAAATAAATAACAAGCGTGATCCGAAGGATAAAATACAATACTTTACCTTTGCCTACGCTCGTCACTCGTGGGCCACAATTGCAGGTAAATTGAGAATATCTGATAATACAATAGATAAGGCCCAAATGCGTTCATCTCAGAAAGTCATTGAAAAATACCGGGAATATGATTTTTCCCAGGTAGACGAAGCGAATAGAAAAGTGATAGACTTCGTGCTTTATAAATAGTCTAAACTTACAATTTAAAACTAAAACACGGTATTTTACTTACACCTTCTTGTAAAAAGCCGTGTTTTTTCATAACACAACTTTCAATTTGAAAGTTTTTGATGCGTTTTTGCTTACAATCCATTTTCCCCCAAAAAAACTTACCCCTGCAAACTTAATATGCCCTCTCTATCTAATTTTTCCCGGATCGCTTCGTTAACGAACCTGTTTTTATTTAAATCCTTGATCTTTTCTAGTAGTTCCGTTTCTATCCGGAAGCTTGCAGGCACTTTTGTTGGCCCTTTTTTCCTTCCCGATCCTGGCCTCGCACCTCCGTGATTGTTATTTTTTGTTTGCATTCCTTATTTATCTATCTTTTCGTAAATTACTGTACCATTTTTAAATTCTTTGTATATATCTCTTATTTCATCTAAATCTCTATGCATAAATTTCATTCTATCTTTTTCAAATAAAATAAATTTCCGAGGATGTTTATTGTTAGTATTTATATAATCAGATTTTATAAAACCCATTTTTTCGAGTGCATCCCCTATGTACTCCATTTTTTTATTATGTGTAAAAAATCCTGAATTTACTATATCCCATTCATCTTCTTGATCCGCCCATAAAAAGCCATTTTCTATAAGCCTGTTGAAAATTTTATACTCGAAGTCCTCTACTTCAAATTTATAGCTATTGTATTCGATAATCTTTTTCATAGTTATTATACTTCAATTTTTGAATTTCACGTTACTTAAAATTCATCCCCAAATAATTCGGCAGGAAATTCCTCTTCAAAACAAAAATTATCGTAAAAATCTTCTCTAAAGGATTCAGTAGGATCATCCGGCTTTTCTTCGCCCTCCCAGAATTCCCGGGTTACATCGTCGCTCCACGTTTCCCACGCTTCGTACAACATATCTGTGTATTTGTCGAAGATTTTGCATTGTTCTATATTCATACCAAAATTGTTTTCTCTTCTACAGATGTCCTTAATTTGTTCTAAAGTTTTCATATTTTTAAATTTTAAATTATTATTTATTCATTTTCTTCGATACAAAGATAAGACATTGTTTTGAATTATGCAATACTTTTTTCAAAATGTTTTCCATGAAATGCGTTATTTGGATTTATTATAAATAATCGCTATTTTTGTTTTGTTGTTATGTAGCAACACACATTAATCTGAACGGCGGACATGAAACAAAAAGTAATTCATGATAAAGTTGATATTTCTTTAGTCTTGCCTAATGAGGGACAGATAAACGATGTACCGCAAAATCCGAGGCACATTGACAAAGAGAAATTCAAGAAACTATGCAAATCCATAAAGGCTCTTCCCGAACTGACAGAAGCCCGTGAAATCATCGTCTACCCTCTCAACGGAAATTATATTGCCTTGGGTGGTAATATGCGCCTAAATGCTTATTCTGAATTAGGATGGGAAAAAGTGCCTGTATGTATTCTTCCAGAGGACATGCCTACAAAGAAACTCCGTGAAATAGTGATTCAAGATAACAATTCATTCGGTGAAACTGATTGGGATATGATAGCCAATGAATGGGATATGGAAGAATTGGACGATTGGGGATTTGATGTATGGCAAGAGCCGAAGAAAAAAAGCAAAGATCCGAAAAAGGATGAGGAAGAAGAGGATGAAAATGCCGATTACTATGCGATGATGTTGGGCGATCGGATTTATGACAGCAATAATGAATTTGACATACCCAACCTAAAGATTGACGGACAGCCCAAAAGCGGTCTTCTTTTGCCTTTCTCTGGATGGGGAAGTGATAAAAGAGCGAAGGAAGGCATATCCACCTATCATTTTTATGTGGAAGATTATCGGTTTGAAGCGATATGGAAGAATCCTAACGAGGTACTGAATAGCGGATGTACGGATTTGGTAGAGCCCAACTTGTCTCTATTCGATACAACCCCTATCGCCTACGGTTTACAACAAATATATAAAAAGAGGTGGATTGCCAGATATTGGCAAGAATGCGGAGCCAATATTTATGTCGACCTGAACGTATCGAGGAAATTTCAGAAGTACAACCGTCTCGGCATCCCTAACGGATATAACGCATTCTTCACACGAGGATATGCCGACAGACAAGAATATTTGAAAGAAGAAATCCAAATCACCCGTGAAATATCAGGGAAAGATAATCCTAACATGATGGTTTACGGCGGAGGAGATAAGATAAAAGAGCTTTGCATACAGAATAATGTGCTGTATGTGGAGCAGTTTATGGCTAACAGAGTTAAAAAAAGGAGGTGAAAATGGCTAAAACAAGCGGAGAAGTTAGAAGTAGTAGTTCATCAAGTAGCAGAGGGAAAACAATAAAACAAAGGGAAGGATTTAAAACATATAATACAAAAGATGGAATTATTGAGGTCCCAGAACTTCATATAGACATTCATGGTAAACCTGTTGGTACTATAGAATGGAAATTATGGGAAAAAAACGACAAAAAAAGACTGTACGGATACTGTCCAACAAGGACATCCCGACCCGTGCTTCTAGATGAATAATTATTGAAAACGGCGAAAAAACGGCGAAAAATGGCAAAATTTGAGAAAGGAAATAAAAAAGGATATAAAACACTTTTTACAAGTGACAATCAGCCTGTAAATCGTGGCAGAAAACCCAAGCTATACACCATCGCCAAAAAGAAATACAACATATCCCACGAGGAATATAAAGATGTTATTGCCTATCTGATGCAATGCACCAAGAAAGAGATAAATAGCATCGCAGAAGATGAAAACACGCCGATTTGGATTGTAAACGTGTGCCGGGCATTGTATAAAGATTCTGGACGTGGCGAGGTCAAAACCTTAAACGACATCACAGAACGCATATTTGGAAAAATTCCAAACACAACAGAGATAACAGGAAAGGACGGGAAAGACTTAATCCCCAAAATCGACATCGAGATTATTGACAAAAGGGAGGATGTAGAACATGAAGATACAAACTACTAAAATATTCTCCATTGTTGATAATGCTATTAATCAGTTTGATATTGTAGACGGACAAAAAAAGCGCAAATATACCACGATATCGGCGCAAGGCTCCAGTCGTTCGAGTAAGACATACAACATCCTTATAAGACTTATCACCTATTTATTACAGAATCCCGGTTTAAGATTATCTATCGTCAGAAAGACACTTCCGGCATTAAAGGCTACCGTATTTGTTGATTTCAAGGAGATAATGCGGAATATGGGAATATATGATGAGAGAGGATGTATGAACAAAACAGACTTCATCTATACATTTCCCAACGGATCATGGATTGATTTTTTCTCTACTGATGATGAGCAGAAGATAAGAGGGCGTAAGCGCGACATATTATTCGTGAATGAGGCTAACGAAATATCATTTATTGAATGGCAGCAGCTTAAAATGAGAACGACAAAGTTTGCCGTTATTGATTATAACCCGTCTTTTTCCGATGATCACTGGCTTTGTGAAATCAATAGAGACCCGCGCACCTATCATTTTATAACTACATACAAGGACAACCCATTTCTTGAGCAAACAATCGTTGACGAAATAGAGAGTTTGAAATATAAAAATGAATCCCTATGGCGGGTTTATGGGCTTGGATTGCAATGTCAGGTCGAAGGGCTTGTTTTCCCTAAATACACGTTAGTTGATTCAATACCGGATTATTGCAAGAAGCGCGGATACGCTAACGACTTTGGATATACTCATGACCCTACAGCTATAGTGAATGTTGGTTTGCTTGACAATAAGCTATACATAGATGAAATATGCTATAAGACGCACATGTTAGCCGACGACATAATAGAAGAGTTCAAAGGTGTGCCGAAGATGAGAGTTATTTCCGAAAGTGCAGACCCTCGACTGATTCAAGAAATATATAATGCTGGAATAAACATCTATCCTGTTGAGAAGTTCAAAGGTAGTGTGATGGCCGGCATTCAAAAAATGCAAGAATACGAGATATGTATTACTCGCAGAAGTTCGAATGTGATAAAGGAGTTTAATAATTATACCTACTTGCAAGACAAGGCTGGGAAATGGCTAAATGAACCAATTGACAAGTTCAACCATGCCATTGACGCAGTAAGATATTGGGTGCTTGCTGAAATATTAGGACATATTTACGACCGGAAAGTATTTTACGACAAAGATGAGTTTGATATTGATATATTATAACTGAAAATCACTATATTTGCATTGTCTTGTGATGTTACAAGGCACCCAAAACAGAACGGCGAGCCATGAATTTATTATCTACTTTTTTCAATTCGGCATCAAACACTATTCAGAATGCTATAGGGATTAATCGGACTGTTGAAGAATTGATCCGGGATAGGGACATTTCAAAGGTCATTTCTTTGTTACAAAACAGGGACGAAGAGGTAAACGAGGCTATTTTAGAGTACAATCCGGATACGCATAAGATTATGCGTAAACAAGACAAAATTAGAATCGGGAGACCTCCTAAAGTCCTCGCAAAACTATCAGCTCCCTATCAGCAAATCATCAATGAAATAGAACTGACATTCATGTATGGGAACCCTCCGACATGGCAGCAGGATTCAGACGGAGCGGATAGAGCTTTCCAAGTTTATTCCGATGTACTGAAAAACACGCGATGGAACACCACACAGAGGGAGTTTAAGAGATTAGCCGGCGCGGAAACAGAGGCGGCAAAATTGTACTATGTTTACAAAAATGATGCTGGAGAGAAAAAGGTTGGTGTTAAAGTCCTCGCAAAAAGCAAAGGGGATGAATTAAGGCCGCTCTTCGACCAATACGACAACATGCTTTCTTTCGGGCATGGATATTACCTGTTGGAGGGGGTAAAAACGGTTTACCACTTCGATATATACTACCCGACTATTATTTACCGATGCAAAAAAACAAATGGAGCTTGGGAAGTTATAGCAAAAAAAAACGAGATAGGTAAAATCCCTGTTGTCTATGTCACACAAAACAAGGCTTGGTACGGCATTCAGCCTTTAATAGATAGAATCGAGGCACTCCGTTCGCGTGTTTCCGATGTAAACGATTATGTTGCCGACCCGATACTAGTTATGTCTGCTGACGTTGCCGAATCTTTAAAGAGCAAAAAAGACACGGCAGGATTGCCGGACACTGAAAAAGCAGGAGGCGGTAAAGTGGTCGGCGTACCGAGCAAAGACAGCAAATTTGACTATCTTTCCGTAGATACGGCTGTCGATTTGAAAAGAGAAGAGATTAAAGACCTCGAAAAGTGTATCTATATGCTATCTATGACGCCGGACTTATCATTTGACGCACTTGTAGCAGCAGGCGCACCGACAGGCAGGGCGTTAAAAAGGGCTATGGCATTAGGCTACATGAAGAGGGCGAAGAATATGGAGATATACTACATTGCACATGAGCGAGAAGCAAGCATTATAAAGGCGATTATCGGGAATGTGCTTGACGTATCTTTAAAGTCAGAAGTTGAAAATCTTTCGGTTTCATGCCAGCTTGCCGAACCATTTCAGGACGATGTAAGCGAAAAGATAGCAGACATTATAAATCTTTATAGCTCTGAATTGATAAGCCGGGAAACCGCACTTACGTTAATCGACTATATCAATGACCCGAGTGTCGAGCTTGACAAGATTCTGAAGGAGATAAAGGAAAGGCAGGAACAACAGATTGAGGCGCAAGGCTCCTTATTAGGGGAATTTCAACGGGACCAAGAAAATGAAGAAGAGGAATAATTTATACCGATTTTGGCTTCATGTCCTCTCCGTGTTCAGAAATTCGTATCTTGAAGAATATCCGGATGGCAAAACAAAGAGAAGAGAAAGAAGAAAGAAAAGATGAAGACAGACGATTTAACACCCGAGCAGTTATATAACCTGTTGCTTGAATTAAACGCACAGACTGCAGCACGTTTGAAGCGTCTTTATTCCGAATTTTCAAAGGCAATAGCGAATATTCCGGGTGTTAAATCGTATCTATCCGGTAAAAAGTTGAAATCTTTCTCTGATATTAACGGAATAAAAGGCATCGACGGGAAAATAGACAAACTTATCGATGAAATATACTCTATTGTCACGTCGGCCCAAGAAACTGCATGGAGAATTGGTGAAAAAGTCACGGAAACGCTTGTATTAAGCAAGATTTCTACAGAATTAGCCGATAATTTGCGGAAATCCGGATTGTTTAAGCACCGGAATAAGGCGATGGATGCCTTTAAATTCAATAAAGATAAATTTGACATATCCACAAGGGTATGGAAAGACGGGATAAAGGCACAAATTGAAGAATCCGTACAACTTGCCGTGTCAAACGGAGAATCGGCGCAAAAACTAAGCAAGGATTTAAGGGAATATCTACAAGAACCGAAAAAACTATTCCGCCGAATAAGGGACAAGGAAACCGGAGAATTGAAGCTAAGCAAAGCGGCGAAGCAATATCACCCCGGGCAAGGCGTATATCGGTCTTCCTACATGAACGCAAGAAGACTTGCAGCAACAGAAATAAACAATTCTTACCGGATGGCTGAATGGGAAAGTTATCAAAACAATCCAGTAATTGTAGGCTTTCAAATCAGATTATCGAACAACCACACGCTAAAGAACCCGAAAACAGGAAAGCCGGAGCCATTTATTGATATATGCGACTATGCACAAGGCAGGTACCCAAAAGATTTCGTATGGTACGGATGGCATCCGCATTGCCGATGTATCATGACGCCGATATTCGCTACACAAGAAGACATTGCCGCTATGACGCAAGCGATATTAGACGGCAAAGAACCGACAACGGTAAAACCAAAGATGATAACCGACATACCAGATAAGTTCATCAAATGGTCACAAACTCATAAAAAACAAATATCGGGATGGAGTGCCCTACCCTACTACGTCACAAATAATCCTAAATATGCGGAAAAGTATTTCATTTATCCAAAGGTGTTCAAAGATTTGTAATTTTTATTTGGATTAAATAAAAATAATGTGTACATTTGCAATACTATCAGGTGTATGATGATGTACACTGCCCATTAAAATAACGGAATTACTAACAGAAAAGGCAAGCGCCTGATAGTTGTATTTATACTATCGGACGTTTGCCTTTTTTTATTCATCACGAATGAAAACAAAAATCCTATCTAAGCTAAAAACTAAGTATTCCAACTTAGGGTTTGGCGAAAAAGCTTTTGACGGGGTGGCTGATTACTTATCTAAAACCGTCACAGAAGAATCACAAATCGAGGCGGCAATCGCGGGGGTTGAACCCCTGTTGAAAGCATTTCAGGGCGATGTAGACAAGATAAGGACGGAGAAATCCGAACTCCAAAAGCAGTACGACGAACTGAAAGCCAAGCAGGACAAAGGGGGCGATCCTGAAAAGAAAGAAGAACCCAAACCGGACGATATGAAAGCCATGATTGCGGCGGCAGTTGCCGAAGCGGTCAAACCTTTTCAAGAGAAAATCCAATCTTACGAAAAAGACAAGGCAGATACCGACCGGAACACTTTTATCTCTTCCGAAGCCAAAAGGCTGGGTATCGACGAATCAGACTTGAAGTATCTCAACGTGCCGGCAGAACTTGATAACGCTGGGATTACGTCACATCTAACCGCCTATAAACAGCACATGGTAGACAAAGGCATTCCGGAAAGAGGTGGTTTTCCGCAAAACAAAGGCGAAATCACTCAAGAGCAAGCCAAGGAAATTGCGGATAGTTTTTTAATCTAAAATCAGAAGGAAATGACAGTAGTAAATTTAGTGAATGAGCCACAAGGAGTCATTGCCGGTAACGACAATATCGTTATCGTGAATTACTTTGACGGCATCCGTGGCGGTCGCTCGCTTGACTTGACAGGATACACGGAGAAATTTGTAAAAGCCGGACACATTCTTATTGAAACGTCAGACGGCAAGATTCAGCCTCTGCCTGTCAGCGAGGCAGCATATACCCCACTTGACGGTGAATCAACGTCGAAGTATTGTGGGATTCTCGTAGCAACCATCCCGGCAAGCAAACCGTTTGCCGCTATCATGACGCGAGGCACCATCAACCCAAAAGCAGCACCATACACCATGAGTGCCGATCTTATCACCGCATTGAAGACCGCATTACCGTTAATCGATTATCAGGAGGACTAAGACATGGAAAAATCACTTTACTTTGATTTGATTCAGAAAAACTTCCCGAAGCTGATTTTGGCTATTGTGGAAAAACTGAACGACAAGAATCAGACGCAGCTGTCTTATATGTTCAAGCAGTTGCTTAAAACGGATTATTCCGTAGATGGCCGTTGGGCATCCCTTACGGGACAATATACGCGGGTTGCCGCCGATGTGGTTGCAATGGATTCACCGCTTCCGTTGAAAAAGCGTGATTCGTTGGAGAAAGCAAGCGGAGAACTTCCAAAGATGGGCATGGAATTGTTCCTTAACGAAAAGCAGATGACGGACATTGATACGTTACTCGCACAGGGATTTGATGAAAAAACCATCATCGCCAAAATCTTCGAGGACACTCCGCGCGTGATTGCCGGTATCTGGGAGCGTATCGAATTGATGTTCTTGCAAGGCCTGTCTACCGGTGTGGCATTGGCAGATACCGACAATATAGGCACCGGTGTACGTGTGGATTACGGATATCTTACCGAAAATAAATTCGGCGTTAAGGTCGTTTGGGAAGGAAACACATCAACTTCAAAGCCGATTGATGATATCCGGAAAGTTCTTAAAAAAGCTGAACAAGACGGCAATGTTATCATCGGAGCTTATGCTGACCAAGCATGGTTTGACAACTTCAACGCATCCGACCAGGTACGCCAGCAGTTCGCATTTTTGCAGGGTTTCGTCGGTACCAATATCCCTGTACTTGACAACACCCAGGCAAACAGGGTAATGTCAAGTAAGTTTAATTTCACTGTTACTAAAGTTGACAGGACTATCAAGACGGAGAAAAACGGGACACAGACAAACAATACACCATGGAAGAAAGGGATGATTGTATTTGTTTGTGATCGTCAGTTAGGCTCCTTGGTGTGGTCGCGTCTCGCAGAAATGAATCACCCTGTACAGGGAGTAAACTATCAGACGGTAGACCAGTATTTGCTCGTTTCCAAATACCGGGAAAATCGTCCTTCTCTCCGCGAATACACCACTTCACAGGCTCGTGTCGTTCCTGTAATCGCGAACGTTGATAGAATTTATACTATGGACACCACAACCGTACAGGCATGAAAGTAAAGATTTTATCGGATTTCAGAGACAAATATGACTATTCCCGGTTATATAAAGCCGGGGATGTCATTACGCTCAATGAAGAGCGTGGGAATGAACTTATTGCACTTGGTTTGGTTGAGCCTTTTAATAAGAAAGAGGATACAACCGAAGAAGAGAAAGAGGATACAACCGAAGAAGAGAAAGAGGATACAACCGGGAAGGGAAGAAAAACCAAGGATGCTTAAAATTGATGTAATATGACCTACAAGGAATACATAACTGCTACATTATCCAAGTTCTATATATCTCCGGAAGAGATTGATGTGATAATGTTGAATCAGAATATTACGCCGGATGAAGATGTAGACCCCAAGATTGCCAAAATGGCGATGTACAAGGAGTTTTCACAAATCATTCCGGTAGCGAATATGAGCGAGGGGGGAGCATCCACATCATGGAACATGGAGAGTGTTTTGTTATGGTATTCCTTGTTAGCGTCTGAACTCGGAGAACCGGACATGACAAAGGAAAATAACACAATTAAGGACTATTCAGCGTATTATTGATGTACAATTATCCGGACAAAATAGAGTTATCAACGTCAAGCTCAGGAGGAGGAACACCTGGTTCGATTGACTATGATGGGAACGGAGACCCGATATTCGGAGGTGGAGACAGTGGAGGAGGAGAAGACGGTGGAGGGTTTGAGTTTTTGTCCGATTGCCGCATTGAGGAGAACAACTCATATTCGCTTAGCGGGACTTATATCTATTCTTTCAACGTCTACCTGCCTAAATCTTTTGATGCTAGAAAGCTGCCTAAAAAAGGGGCAACAATAAGATTGACAAAGAAAGATAAGACCGTGAACGAAGTTGAGGCTACGGTAGTCGATAGCCGATCGACAAAATTTAACTACGTGATAAAGACATGAAAAGCGGATTATCATATAGTAAAAACGAGTTTAATCAAGTTCTTGGCATACTTGATGAATCAATTGGCCGTGTGGAAGAGGCAATAAAATTCACATTGAAAACCGTTGTCGGGGGAAAGGCTGTAGCTCATGCGAAATCATACGGAAATTTCACAGACCGGACAGGTAATTTGCGCAGTTCAATCGGTTATGTGCTGGCAAAAGACGGTGATATTATTGATGTAGGAGGATTTGAATCTATTTCAGGTCCGGAGGGAAACAATGGAGAAGGTATAAGTGAGGGGAAAAAATACGCGGAAGAGCTTGGAAAGTCTTCCGGCTCAGGATACACACTTATCATCGTTGCCGGAATGAATTACGCAGAGTATGTCGAAGCAAAGGGATATAATGTCTTGACTGAAACCGAATCGTATTTAGTAAGCCAGATAAATGACGTTATCGACAGGATATTAAAACAAGCAGGATTCAAGAAATGAAAAAGAGCGAGTTGGAAACGGAAGTATATAATCTTCTGAAAAACTCTAATTTAAGAGTTTTTAAGGAAGATACACGCGACCCTAATTATAGGGGAGAATACATCGAAATCCTTCCGCTTGAATTTGGCGAAGAAAGATTGTTCAATTCTTCTATCGTAAACGTCAATATCCATATCCCCGATGTACAAGGCATAAAGAACTCCAAACGGCTTGATAGTGCTTACAACGAGATAAGGCCGATATTCCGAAGAAATAAAGACGCGACAGGTCAGTATTACACGAATTACAGTGGATTCCAGTTTTCCATTGTGTCAAGCAAGGATTACAAGGAAGACAACGGTACGCATTTCAGAAATTTAAGAGTAAAAGTAACTTATTTAAATCTATAATTATGGCAGATAGAGTTGTATATGGCATTAAAAGCCTAAAGTTTATGCCGGCAGTTATAACCGGAGAAAATGCCGGTTCTTTTCCGGACTTTTCCGAGTCATTAGCATCGTTATATGACATGAAAATGATTGTTCCCGATTCATTCAACATGAATCAGGAAGATCCGGAAAAATTGGATGTTGAATGGGAAGAGGTGGAAGACATTGCTATGAGCATACAGACGCGAAAAGGCACACGCTCATTTACGGTGTCTACGAATGATATGTCGGAAGAGGCATTTAAATATTTCCTTGGGTGGCAAAAGCCGACAGGAGAAAGTGACCCGAACAAAGACTGGGAAGTTGAGCCGGTTTCTTTCATGTTACCTCCGCAGGCTGTGGAATTGGAAACCATGCCAGCCGATAAATATCCCGGTATTATCCGGCAGTGGGCAAAAGTTGAAGTCGTTGTAAAAGAAACCGGTGTTGTGGGAAAATCCGGGTTGTCTAACCTCGAATTGACCTGTACCATCATGGCGAATTTCAATAAAGACAACAAGCAGATTCCGGGTTCGAGAAGAAAACAGGTGGTTTCCGCCTAATTACTAATGAGGGGGAAATAAATCCCCCTCTAATTTTATAGACATGGAAACATTAGAGCAACAAGTAGCAAAAGAAATAAATGAAAAGGACACGGTAATACATATTGGAGGCGAGGAACTGAAAGTAAAACCGCTCACACTCGGTCAGATTATTGATATATCAGCGGAGATAGCAGAGCTAAAAGGCATTTCGGAGGAAGACCAAGGGAAGGACGTGCTGACGGTAATGTTAGACCACCTTGACGATCTCGAAGTGCAATTGAACATCGCCCTTATCGTATTATATAGAAATGAAGAGGACAGGATAGAGAACAAGAAGTTTATCCGTAACAATCTCGATGAAAAGGCAATGACCGAATTGCAGGAGTTGTATGTAGAACGCCTGAACTCTCCTTTTTTTTTGACCAATATAATTTTCCTTCAAGGTTTGAATCTGACGAAGAAGACAAAAACGACAGTCCTTGGGCAATAATATTCGGCGCCATGAAAGGCCTAGGGTTAAGCTATCATGAAGTGTTGCATGAAATAAGCTGGCTAAATATCCAAATGTTATTAAAGTGCCAACCCTCCTACTCCACCGATAAAGACAAACCGAAACAAGTACACGCAAGTCAAATATTTTAAATTATGGCAGACGGACAAATGAATATACGTGTCAATGTTGATTTGAACGACATGAGGCGCAAGGCGGAAGAATACCGGAAAGAAGTAACAAAGATGGGTGTGATAACCGATGAATCCGGAAATGTTATCAGCACGGCATGGATGCGAATGAAACAAGCTGCTACGGCATATCTTGGAATGGACATAGTAAAAAGAATAGCTATGACACGTGGCGAGTTTCAGCAATTGGAAGTTGCATTTAAAACTCTTTTAGGAGCAGAAGAACCCGCCCTAAACCTTATGAATCAATTAGTCGAAACAGCCGCTACAACACCTTTTGATTTAAAAGGAGTAGCAGACGGTGCAAGGCAGTTGCTTGCATACGGATTTGCTGCTGATGAAATAAACGATACTCTTATAAGATTAGGAAATGTAGCTGCCGGTCTTGGATTGCCGCTTGAACGTTTAACATACCTATATGGAACAACGGCTGTACAAGGTCGATTGTATGCAATAGATATGTTACAATTCCAGTCGTCTGGTATACCTGTCCTTCAAGAGCTTTCCAAGATGTATGGAAAGACTACAAGCGAAATAAATGACATGGTGACGGCCGGGAAAATTGGGTTTGATGACATTAAAAAAGTATTTGAGGGAATGACAAACGAGGGGGGTAAATTCTATGCCTTGATGGAGGGTCAATCAAAAACAATCATAGGTCAAATATCAAATCTTGGTGATGCGATAGATATGATGTTTAACGAAATCGGACAGGCGAATGAAGGTATTATTTCCGATGCAATTTCTGGAGCTTCATATCTTGTTGAAAATTACGAAAAAGTATTAAGTATATTAAAGGTACTTGTTGCTACCTACGGAACATACAAAGCCTCATTGATAGCCGTAGCTGCTGCGCAACGTGTATCCGTTACGATTCAAAATATCTCTGCATGGATTTCCCTTGCTAAAGCGATCCGGACGGCAAAAGATGCCCAGATTGCTTTCAATCTTGCTACAAAGGCAAATCCTTACGTTTTATTGGCTACAGTCCTAATTGGTGTTGGTACAGCCTTATATCAGTTCACAAAGAAAACAGATGCTGCAACTGATGCTCTAAAGAAATTCAATGAAGAAAGTAAAAAAAATGCAGATGATACAGCTACATTTATAACTATTACAAGGGACGAGAACCAATCCATTGCTGCGCGACAACTTGCATTAGATAGTTTAAGAAAAATGTATCCAGGTTATTTTGATAACATGAATTTGGAGGCTTTAAAGGTGATAAATCTGACAGAATTAAATAATCAACTTGCAAAAGCGACCAGAGAACGATCAAAAGCACAATCTGAAGAAAGTATAAAAGAAACAGAAAAAAGTATTAATTCAATTAAGCAGCAAATTGACTTTCTAAATAAAAATGCCGTACAGGGGCGTGGTGAAAGATTAATCAGAGCCAATAAGCAACTTCAAGAATTACAAGACAAGTTGGCCGGACAGCATTCTATATTGAATAAAGTAAATTCTGATATAAAAGCCCAGGAAGACGCCGAACGCCGGGCAAAAGAAGAAGCGGAAGCACATGCAAAATCTGTAGAAAAAACCGTAAAATGGTATGAAGAACAAATAAAAACCCTCAAAGAAGCTCAGGAAACATCAACAACAAATAAACAATTCAATGACTATCAAAAACAGATAGACCAGCTTACAAAAGAAAAAGAAACTATAACCGGAGCTTCTAAAGCTACCCAAAAAGCAGAGGAAGAAAGAATCAAAACAATCAAGCAAATTGATGAAGAACTTCTCTTTCTCCGTAAGCAAAACCAGCAAGCCCAAATCGACCTTATGCAGGAAGGTACAGAAAAAGAACTTGCACAAATCCGGTTAGACTATCAGGAAAAGATTGCTGAAATTAAAAAACTTGCTGACGATTGGGCGGCAAAACAAGGCGGAACACTCACGACTGAGCAAACAGTGCAAATTTCTACGTCTTATTCTACTGTAAAGCGAAAAAGAGAACAAGACGAATCTGATGTGTACAAAAAACAGACCGATGAATTAAACGAACTTTTAAAACAATATCAGTCATACCAGCAACAACGCCTTGATATAGAAAGAAAATATAATAAAGATATTGAAAAGCTACAAGAAGAACTTGCAAAAACAACAGAAGAAAGCGAAAGAAACAGGCTTGAAGAATCCATCCGGGTAGCAAAAGAAAAAAAGAAAACCGAATTATCCGGACTTGACCTTGAACAATTTCAAAAAGAAATCGACTGGTCATCTGTATTCGGTAATCTTGACAAATTATCTACTGATGCTTTAAAAAAACTCCGGGACAAAATAAAGGAATACCTTTCTACGGTAGATGATTCTATTAGTAAAGAAGATTTTAAAACTGTTGTTGATGCCTTTGAAAACCTTGACGCAACTATTACAAACAGAGAGCCCCTTGAAGAATTAGTAAGCGGATATAGAGATTACAGAAAAGCAGTAGAGGAGGTTACAAAGGCAAAAAAAGAGATGGATAAAGCTGACAATCCAGAGGCAAAAGAAAGAGCTGTAAAAAATCTTTCCGCTGCTGAGAAGAAAAGAGCTGAATCCCTTAGTAAAATAACACAATCCGTTAATGCAATAGGACAACAGGGTCAGCAAGTAATTTCTGCCGGGAATGATCTTGTAAATATGCTTACTAATTTAGGCATTGAAATCCCTGAATCTATTTCTGGAGCATTAAGCGGATTGGGACAGGTAGTGGATGGATTAGCAGAAATTGATATAACCAAGCCAATGAGTGCTGTAACTGGTGTAATTCATACATTAGCAGGCGTTACAAAAACGATTGGCAGTATATTCGGGTTAGGATCAGATAACGGAGTAGCACAATATAAGGCGTTAAGAGAACAACTAGAGGCTATAAATGATCTATACAAAAAAATCATTGATAAATCAAAGGAAAAAATTGTATTTGGAGGTGGATTTGCATCGGTAGAGGCAGCGAAAGAAGCTAACGAAGCGCTAGAAAAGCAAATAGAAAATTATAGAAGATTAGCGGAAGCAGGAGGTAACGCAGGAGCAAGTATAGGCTCACATAGTTATGCTTACCGGGCCAACGAAGGGCTTAAGAAATCATGGAATGATATTTCAAAGTCTATAGGACAAAATATTTCCAGTGTACAACAAATGTATGAATTATCTGGGGAACAGTTAGAGATTATACGAAGAGATTTCCCCGAAGCGTGGAGTAAAATACCTTCTGAAATAACTGAAAATTTAGATGCAATCATTGACTGCAACGATGAAGCCAAGGAACTTGCGAATACATTGCAAGAAGCACTAACTGGCATATCCTTCGATAGTTTTTATAATGGATTTATTGATTCACTTTCGGATATGGATGCTTCCTTTGAAGATATGTGTGATGACTTTGAAGGATATTTGCGAAAATCGATTATAGCCGGTCTAATCGCAAGTCAGTACAAGGGAAGAATAGAAAATCTGTATAAAAGTTGGACAGAAGCAGCAGAAAGCGAAAATAAGATTACTGCAAAAGAGGCAGAAAAATTGAGGGATGATTATCAAGATATAATCCAAGATATGATTAAAGACCGGGATAATTTGGCTAAAACTTTTAATTGGGAAAGTTCTCCGGAAGAATTAAAACGCCAAACCGGCACCATATCCGAAACAATTACGGAGAAAACTGCAAATGAATCAATGGGAATATGGAGAGGTTCCTACGATACATTAAAGGCTATCAGCCAGCAGACAACGATATTTCATGAAACATACAAGTCTACAATGGCCACATGCAACTCCATACTGAACACGATAGCGAGGAATACCGGAGAAACGGCGAATAATACTTCCGTCTTGTCTGATATGCACAACACATTGAAAAACATGGACGGAAGACTACGAACAATTGAAAGTGAATCAAGTAAAAGATACGCAAGATGACGGATTTTTATATTGAGTGCCGTAAAACCCACAGGTCTTTAGCCTGTTGGATGTAAGGCACTATCCCTGGTTTCTAATATATTCTATAACTGTATTTGGATTAGCCTCGCCTATTGAGCAGACGAAATATCCGTCTGACCATAAGGTTTTCTCTTTCCAAAAGTATTTTCTCAACATACTGCCATATAAGCGCCACGAAAAGACTGTACTCTCCTGCTTTAGCTTCCTTACTATTGATGTTACGGATAGTTTTGGCGGATAGCTGATAAGAAAGTGTATGTGGTCTTTGTCGGTTTCCATGATGTCTATATCGAAGTCTGAATTGTCAGCTATTGACTGAAATATGGCTTTAATGTTGTCATCAAACTCACCTTTGAGTATCTTTCTCCTGTATTTGATACAGAAGATAAGATGGCACTTTAGGTAATACTTGTGTCTATTCTCGTGATTATAATTTTCTTTCATGCCACAAATATACATAAACTTTTGGCTGTTTACGAAATAATTGCTATCTTTGTAAGCGAAATGAGAAAGATTAATCGAACATACAAGTTCAGACTGTACCCGACTAAGGTGCAAGCCGATTTGCTGGCAAGACATTTCGGTTGCGCTCGGTTTGTGTACAACTACTTTCTCAATCAGCGTAAGGAACAATATAGGCTCACTGGTAAGAGCGATAATTACTATGCACAGGCTAAATCGCTTACCGCATTGAAGAAGCAGGAAGCAACCGCATGGCTTAAAGAAGTAAATTCTCAAACCTTGCAGTTCGCTATCCGCAGTCTTGAAGTAGCCTATACCAATTTCTTTCAGAAGCGGGCGAAGTTTCCTAACTTCAAATCTAAGCACTCTAAGAATAGTTTTACCGTTCCACAATTTGCATCTGTCGCAGGTGACAGGCTTTTCATACCCAAGTTCAAGGAGGGCATCAAGTGCCGTGTACACCGTGAGATAAAAGGTGAAATCGGTAAGGTAACTATTTCCAAGACACCAAGCGGAAAGTATTTCGTTTCTGTATTTACAGAAGAAGAATACGCAACTCCGCTTGAAAAGACTAACAAGTCGGTTGGTGTGGATATGGGTTTGAAGGACTTGCTTATCACTTCTGAGGGAGAAACTTTTAAGAATAACCGATACACAAGAAAATACGAGCGCAAACTTGCTAAAGCACAGCGACATCTTTCCCGTAAGAAGAAAGGCAGCAGAGGGTTTGAAAACCAAAGGCTCAAAGTTGCCAGACTTCACGATAAGATTTCCAATAGCCGTACAGACTATCTGCACAAGTGCTCCATTTCCCTTGTTAGAAGATATGATACCATCTGCATCGAGGATTTGAATGTAAAGGGAATGGAGAGAAACCATCACCTTGCCAAGTCTATTACCGATGCAAGCTGGGGCAGCTTCGTTTCCATGCTTACCTATAAGGCAGAATGGAACGGCAAAAAGGTTGTAAAAATAGACCGATACTTCCCCTCCTCGCAGACTTGTAATGTCTGTGGGTATGTCAACAAACAGACTAAAGATTTGTCTGTCCGTGAGTGGGAGTGTCCTATTTGTCATACTCATCATAATCGTGATGTTAATGCTGCTATCAATATTCTTCGTTTCGGATTAAACCATATATCGGCAGGAACTGTCGATTACACGGGTGGAGAGGAAGTAAGAGCCAATCTTTTGAAAGGCCGTTCCTCTGCGAAACCCGAAGCCCATGAGTCTTTAGCTCATGGGTAGTTCACTTTGAATAATTCTAAATAATAATTATATTTGCATCAGTATGTGATGACACATACCACCCAACACCGGACGGCATGGCAGAATATTATATTAATAATACTCCTATTTCCCAATTCGGGATAATTCCAACAAAATCAAATGGCAATATTGCCATTTCTGGATGCTTCAATCTTCCGAAAAGAAAAGGGACTACTTACTACGATTGGGTTACAGACAACAGCGTGGAGCCTTATGTGGAGAGTGAAGATATGGATTTTGACAGCCGGGATATTTCAATAACAGGAAATATCGTGTCTGATTCTGACTCTTCTCTTCCTTTAATAAATGATTTCATGAACGAGTTGCCGGAGTTATTTACGTTGTCATGCAAATGGGGAAGCTGGAGTGTAAAATGCAAAAGTACGACCATCGAAACCTTTACAAAATCGGCTTGCAAAATAACGATTAAATTCATAGAACCTCTTGTTAATTTATCTGGGACACTCCCCTCTCCCACCGAAAACGGGGAGATTGACGGATACAAATGGACTTCTTTCGGATTATATCTGAAAGAAATATCAAACTATCAGGGAATCGGTGCGCCAAAATCGTTGAGCACAACCCAAAATCCGTCTTATTCACTTTATTCAAAAGGAGGGCAAGAGAAGACGGAGATAACCGTTTCCGGTATGATAATAGCTGAAAATACAGAGCAATTCAAGGAGAGAATCAAATCATTATATGCCCTATTTGGGAAAGCCGGAATAAGAACTATCAATTACAGAGAAAGAGAGATTAAATGTTTTTGCACGAATGGATTTTCTGTACAAAACGTTTTTTCTATCGGGAAAGTATACGCTGATTTCAGTTGCAAATTAATCGTAATATCGAATGAAAGGATATAGCATATATAGAGATAATACCGTTATTTACGAATTTGTCGTTGATGATACCATCTCGAAGTCATTAAGCGGAAATAAATATGTTTCGTTCACTATTTCGTCAAAGAATGATCTTGACTTAAAGATAGGCGACTATGTTTTAGTCGGGAATGAAAAGTACGAGATTTTCGAGCCTATTGATATAGAGGAAAGTAACGGAGTGTTTACCTATCCGCTTACGTTCTATTTTCAAGGATATAAGCTGAACAATTCCATCATAACGGACGAAGGAGCGACAACATTTGCCTACCATGGAGAGGTCAGCGACTTCATGACATTGCTGATTGATTCCTTGAACGAGGACTATCCGGAATTTACCCTTGGAACCATTCAGAACGGAAGTATCCTTGATTTGAGCTTTGACAATAGTAATTGCATGGCAGCACTCCAAACGGTATGCGAGAATGCCGAAATGGAGTGGGACATTACGGGAACCGTGATAACCGTCAAGAGGAGAATCGGAGAAGAAACCGACTATGTGTTTGAATATGGGAAAAACAAAGGAAGCTACTCCGTGAAACTCGCAAAGGTCGCTAATGCTTCCGTAACCACTCGAATGATAGGGAAAGGCGGCACTCTGAATCTTCCGGCCGACTATGATTCTCCGGACAGCCCCAAAAGGTTGAATTTGGGTGATGAAGTCATTGAAAAGAACGTAGAAAAGTACGGAAAGATTACCGGGGTGTATGTGAATGAAAACATCTACCCTCGCTTGATTAATAAGACGGTGTTAGGCGTGACCGTTCCGGAAAACATAGAGGAAGCCGGAAGTTGGAAGATAAAACTTGATATTCCTTTCAATCTGTCTGAATACTATGCGGAGAATGAAATCCCGGTAGTCAAGTTTCAGACGGGGGATTTGACCGGGTTGAACTTTGAGATAGTGGAAAACAGCTGGAACAATACCGACAAGACGCTTTCAATTATCGTAAAAGAGGAAGAAGACGGGTATTATCTTCCGAATGCAAACAGACAGCCACGTGTCGGAGACGTGTTTGTCCTCCTTAACATCAATATGCCGCAATCTTACATAGATGAAGCAACACAGGAATTGAGGGAGGCAACACAAAATGAGCTGAACAAAAAGTGTGAACCGCAATACGCCCCGTCTCTATCAGTTCAAAAACACTATATCAAGAAGAAAGGAATATCACTGAATATCGGTGATGGAATTACCGTAAAAATAGGCAGGCGGAATATCACGACAAGAATTATCGGTACTACTGAAACAAGCGATGATATAAGGGTTGAATTGGGCGACCAGATGCTTTATACCTACGACACTAAGGTAAATAATACAATAGAGCAGATACAATTCACCTTAAAGCAGCTTATCAATATAGATGATATAAAAAGGCTCTTCTATAACCTTATCAATGCGTGGTATCCGAAGTGGTTCAATCAAAAGTTACATAAAGACGCGGACGTTGAATTTAATTCTGTGAAAGCGGCTGAATTAGTCCAATCTAATTCTGTGAAAGCGGCTGAATTAGTCCAATCCGACAATTTCTCATCCAAGAATTTCACCTCCGGAGCGCTTGGTAGCGGACACAGAATAAAAGACGGGAATGCTGAGTTTCAGAATCTGACGGTAAGGGGTCAGTTCAGCGTGTTTGAGTTTCTGATACAGCAGGTAAAGGCAATCGGCGGGAAGTTCTGTGTCTCTCCGGCAGCTATAAAGACGGGAAGTGTAGAGGAGACAGAGAATGGGTACAAGTGCTTTTTCAATACTGACAGCGGGACGATAATAAATCCTTTCGTAGTGGGCGACCAAGCTTTTCATCAAGTTTTTGACGGGCAGAAAATGAAGAGATATTGGCGTCTTGTCACGGAGGTAGGCGCGGATTACTTTGTCTTGTCAAAAACGGATTGTGAGGCGAATAGCGGTATCCCGGAGGCTGATGAAGAAATAGTATTATTAGGAAACCGGACAGACATAAACCGCCAATCCGCGATAATGATTTCGGCGCATGACAACAATTCGCCTTACATTGCTTTCTATGCTGGGATAAACTCCTATTCTTTTGAAGGGAAAGAACCGATGCGGACGGGTAATTTGAATGGCATAGTGGATGAAGATTTCGGGCAGTTGACAGGATTCGGATTGTATTGTCAGAACGTTTACATGAAAGGGGTGTTCAGACTGATGTCCGGCAAAACGGTGGAAGAGTCCATCGGAGACGTGCAGAGTAACCTGGACAACCTCCAAGTAGGAGAAACCAACCTTCTTGACAATAGTAACAAGGGATGGAAGAATACTGGCTATCCAATAGCGACAATTTACTTAGGAGACTATAAACCCAAACAAGGAGAAGAATGTACAATTGTTATTAAAGGCAAATTAGGGGCGAATAAAACAAACTGGGCTGTTTACAATTCTGGAGGGAATGTTATATTGGCTAGTTTTTATCCTGGTGGTCCCGATACAGATTATATTGCTTTGAAAACTTTTAAATGGACGTTAGGGACGCCTGCTGTTGATAATACATTTATTCGAATATATCCAATGCCTAATAGTGTATCCGTTGAATCTGAAATAGAGTGGGTAAAACTAGTATTAGGCAATAAAACTTCGCTATTGTGGACTCCCTCCATAAACGATCAGAAGCAGATAGCCACAGATATAGCGCAGGCTAAGGCAGACTTGGCAGAAACAAGGGCTAATGCTTACGCAGACGGTATTGTAACAGAGGCGGAGCAGAACGCAATAAACGAGGCGCAGACGAGATTGGATGCGTTACAGATCGGTTCCCAGAACCTTATATCCAAGAAAATGATGTTGAAGTGGAATGAGAAGAACAAGGATATTGCGGTCTGGGGACAAGATGAAGACGGAATATATTTGGATGTAACACCGAAATTGTTATTTGATAATTTTTCAGTTAGTAATGATATCCTTAATCCGATATTTGACCTGAATTTTAAAGTAAACACACAATATGTTCTCGCGATTGAGTGGAAATCCAAAACAACAGAGGCAACATTAAAAGAAGGCCTTATTATATTGATTAGGTATACAGATGGTGGTAAATCAGACCGACTGATATTAACGAATCATACAACAAGTAAAACAACGGTTTATATTGTTACGCAACCCGGTAGAACAATACAAAAAATATCATCTTCATATGGCTATAACGTACATGCGTTAATCTACAATATCTCCCTAATCGAGGGCAATAAACCCCTGCAAGGCTTTCCGGTGGCAGAAGAGGATCAGACCGGAGCTAATAATGTGAATCTGGCAGACGGAACTAAGGAATTTACGGTTACAGCAGGAACAGACAATTGGGGGTATCATAAATTATATGTATCTAAAATAAAGCCCAATACGGTATATTACGTAAATGCAGGCAAAATTCAGAATTTAGCAGGTACTCCTGATAAATATTCTTTTGTATTTTATAATAAAGGTATTACTGCCAGCCTGTGCTCAGTATTAAATGCAGATAAGAATGGAGGTTTTTTAATTACAAATAATGATTTCACTGAACAAGAAGGATATTTGTTATGTTATGCAGGTATAGGTGGTGCCACATCTGGTAACTCTGTAAAGTTCACTGAAGTCATGCTGGTCGAAGGTTTTCTGCCTGCTCCTGTATGGACTCCTTCTTTTTCAGAACAGCAGAATAAAATAGATGCCGCCAAAGACGCAGCAGAACAGGCTAAAGCTGATATCGCGGCAATGAACGATGACAATATTTTTGACATCAGTGAAAAACAAACTACCCGGACAACATGGGAAAACATAAACGGTGTTGCCAGTACGGAATTTACGGGAACGACTGGTTCTTACTACAAAACAAAGCTTGAAGGATCAGGTTTACCTGAACTATCCGAACTTGATACGGCATATACAAACTTACGGACTTACCTTAACGGGATTTTACTTTACGCAAACAGCAACACAGAAAATTTTGTAAGATCAGAAATGGCTGCAAAATTCACAGCGTACTACAATGCTGAAATTGCTGTAAATACTGCTATTGCCGATAAATTATCTAAAGATGCTGTAGGTAATATAAAACTTGGTGGCAGGAACCTCGCAACAAAATCAAATAATTTTAATGCAGGAAATGGAAATACTGGAATCACAAGTGTCAGAAATGAAGATGGAAGTATTACTGTTACCGCAGCTTCAGGAAATGGTCATTGGTTTACTGGCTTTTATGCAGGCAATTATGGCCAAATAGAAAATAGTATGAACGAAGGGGATGATTTTACTATTTCCTTCGAAATGAAATCAGAGGATTCAACACGTATACCAAATATATATGTAAAGGAAGGAATGGGCTATTATCCCATGATCGGTAATATGTCAAGTGCCTTTTCACAGGTCTACTATACAGGAAAATGGAAAAAGGCCAATAACATGCAATTCCATTTGGGATTTAACGGTTTAGCCGGATCATTTACAATAAAAAACCTGAAAGTAGAAAAAGGCAACAAACCGACCGCCTGGTCCCCGGCTATTGAAGACCAGGACGAAAAAATAGATGGTTTGCAAGGACAGATTACCGAACATACAAAAACGATAGCTCAGTTACAGGTTGAAGACGACAATATACGTCTTTCGGTAAATTCGGTAACTACGAAAGTGGATGAAACCGCGAAAAAATCCTTTGGCTATAGTTGGAACAGTGGTAAAATGATGCATACAGACCCTACTTTCAAAGTTGGATTAAATGGTATATACATTTATAACAACGATGCAGCTGGTGGTACTAGTGCCGTAAATATTTCCAGAATAACAAGACTATCCGACTCTCCGACAAACGATTCAGAATATAATATTAAGATTGCTACTTTAAATGACAAGACAGCACCCAAATTGGGTGGTTTCACTTTCAGAACCCAATCACGTGCAAATGCTATTTTTATAACAAGGATAGTTGCAAAAATACCAGTAGGATATTATCTAAATTGGGCTAGCAATCAAACAGGAGATAATGAAGAGTATTACTGGACAACGTCAAATAAGGGAACTGGTAACTGGGAGGAATATATACATGTTATTAAATGTGGTTCCACAGGTAATTTTGGTGTTACAAACTATTTCTATCTTGATGGGCCTAAAAACAACTATCCTGTCGAATGGTACCTTGCCTATGCTTCTGTTTTCGATATGTCTGAAGGGCTAAGCACATCAGATCAGGCAAGGCAAGAATCGATTTCATACACAGATAAAAAAACATTTAGTAAATATGTTTTTGACCTGACTCCAGCTGAGTATGATAGAAATACATACTATCCTATCACAATGAGCCTCCCCATCGTCCCAACAACAAGAATTAAATTATATATAGATTATTGGTCATCTGGAAATCCAGAGTGGAGTACACATTCAAGTAAATCGGTATCGGCAAATTGTACCTGGACATCAAATGGAAATGGATATGGTATTATTCCTATATCAAGAATTATATCAGATTTCGCTTATGAACATACTGATCTAACCCCCATCGGAGATGTAAGTCAGATGGCATTTTCGAGCAACGAAGTTGTTTATGTGCGTGGAGGTGCTATTTATCGCCTTGAAATAACGAATGGGGTTGTCCCAGTTTTACATACCTCGGAGTTTACTGCTTTAGGCCAAACAATTTATTTGAGAACCTCGGTAACAGCACCTAAAACAACACTTGAAGCGACCAAAGAAACATTGGACGCTGAGATAGTGTTGTTAAAAGATTCTATAACTTTAAAGGTTGACTATACTACATATAATGATGACAAAGCAATATTAGAAAATAACATTTCACAAATTGAAGTTAAACAAGGTTCCATTGAACAGTCCGTCACAAACATTGATAATCGGCTTGGTTTAATAGAAGGTTCTGGTCTTGTAATAGAAAAAAATTTTGTAAGGATCTTCTCTCAGAAAAAGGAATTGCTTGGAGAGGATATTGTATCCTCCATCGGATTAACTCCGGATTCTATCCGTATTGCATCCAACAAAATCGAAATTTCCGGCCAGACTATTTTTAAGGACTCAAATAACAATGTTGTAAACATATTTGGAAATGGGGACAATGTCTTAACGATCAATGGAGGCGTGTTTAATGTAGACAAGAACGGAAAACTAACTGCTACAAATGCAGTAATAAAAGGAAGGATTGAAGCCTCTGAAGGTAAAATTGGAGGTTTTACGCTTGAAGATGATGGACTGACATTTGGAAGTGAAAAAAATGGATTTGAATTAAATCCAACGCTTTTTAATATAAAATTTCAGGAGAGTTATTTAGGTACTGTAACATCAAAAATTTACGCAGAAATGGGTACAAGTGAATCATATTTAACAAAAGCTCCATTTTATTTCTATAAAAAATCTCCTTCTGATTATTATATCCCAACAATGGAGATAGTATCAGAGAATGCAGCAAATATCAATTCAGCTTTAAGGACATCAGGATGCATAGTATCAAAAAATGCCATAATAGAAGGAGGTTATGCCAGAGTCAACGCCAGTGAATACACAACATTAAATCTATGGTATGGAACAAAATATGAAATATACAATACTGTTAGCAGATATATGTATTTCCCTACTGTAGATGAAGTAAAAAATTGGGTTGGCAGTTTGCCCGCTTCCATTGTTATTGATGTAGTAGCACATCATTCTAATAGCGCAGACTTTAGAATGAAATGGGGTACGGGAAAAACTATTTACGATTGGAATGGAGGCAGTAACAGTGAATGGGTTATGAGTAAAGGTGATTCATGTACATTTCTTCTTGTTTACGAATCAGTTTCATCTTATTATGCACAAATAATGCAACGCAATAGTTAATATTTATATATACAAAATAAACATCAAATAAAACCAGAACTATGAAAGTAAACTACTTTATCAGTGCAAAAGCACAGGAAACAGTACAGGGAGTTGTAGTAAACCTCAGCTCCGAGTATCAGAAAAATGAGAATCCTGCAATAATAGTTGCCGTGTGTAGCGGTTATTATGAAACGGATGGAATAGCAGGAAAAAGGATGATGACAGCAACATATAAATACAATGTTGCAAACAAAACATTTGACAGTATGTCGGGCAGCAATATCAAACCAAATTTTGATTCGCTGCTATTACCAGTTATTGAAAATTTTAACAACCAAATTAAGACAGATGATATTAACAATTAAAGACAGGTTATTAATACCAAGTATCCTCCCGGATTGCGGGAATATAGTAACGATGCTAATTGCACAATCCATTACCGCAAAGACGAAGGTGAGCGTGAGTGAGATTGAAAAATACGGAATAAAATCGGAAAATGGCAGAATTTTATGGAACTCTAATATTCCAGACGAAGGACTAGATGTGGAATTTGAAAAATCTGAAATATCCCTTATGAAAGAGGGGATCCAAAAGCTTGATGAAAACAAAAATGTTACACTGGATATATTAGGATTATGTCTGAAAATTAAAGAAGCATAAAAATAAAAGGTGTGCTTCCGCACACCAGTCCCAAGTCTTATGATAAAAACGTTACAAATATAAACAATTACTTTAAAGTAAAATAAATAAACAATAAATATTTAGAAATGAATCAAGAAGAATGGAGACGATTAATTAAAGAAACACTTGCGGACATAGGTTTGTATTCATTAAGTGCTGAAAATCTGATAATGGGAACATTTGCACAGGAAAGTAACTTTAAGCATGTCCGTCAGCTTGGCGGTGGTCCTGCTCTGGGATACGGGCAAATGGAACCAGCAACCTTTAACGATATTGTAGTCAAGTTTCTCCGGTATAAGCCAGAATTAATGGGCAGAATCATGAAAGCATCCGGAGTTGTCACTCTGGAGCCTGAGATGCTCGTAGATAACAAAAAGCTGATGATTTGTATGACCCGTATCCATTATCTTCGTGTAAAAGAACCGTTGCCTTCGAATAAAGATATTTGGTCCATGGGTGAATATTATAAAAAATATTACAATACTCGGAAAGGGGAAGTAACCATAAAAGAGTTTGTTGAGAATTATAAAAGATATTGTTTATAGCAATGTTTCTGCAGGGATGGAAGTACCACATTTAAATTAAAATTATGAGTGAAAGAAACACAATTTCAGCAATGGCAACGGTATTCATGAGTGGTTTTATGGATTTTATCGAGCCTTTAAAATGGTTTTTACTGCTTGGATTGATACTAATCTTTGCAGATTTAAGATTTGGAATTGCCGCAGCGAAGAAACGTGGCGAAAAGATCAGGATTTCAAGGGCAGGGAGAAGGACTATAAACAAGATTGTAGATTATTTATGTTGGATTCTTGTAGCCGGGGCAATGGGCAAAGCCTTTGGTATACCTTTTAATATTCCGGTTCTCCCGGCCATAACCCTGCTTGTTGTATGCGGACTTGAAATCAACTCTGTGTTTATGAATTATTTCGAAGCAAGGGGTAAAAAAGTAAAGGTGAATATCTTTAAATATTTTGCTAAAAAGACTGACATTATTGATGTAGAAGAAAAATAATAAGCTATGCGACTGATACTAAAAAGGATATACTTAAAAACAGCATATACGATCGGTAAATTATACATAGATGGAAAATACTTCTGTGATACACTTGAAGACCAGGTCAGGGATCTGACAAAAGAAAAGAAGATTTCCGGCAAAACTGCTATCCCTGCAGGGAAATATGAAATTGTTGTAAATGTATCTCCCCGGTTTAAACGGAAACTTCCCCGTATTTTAAATGTACCTGGTTTCGAAGGTATCTTAATTCACCGGGGCAATACGCCTGAAGATACATCTGGCTGTATTCTGGTGGGTGAAAACCGGGAGCGTGGTAAGGTTATCAGCTCTACCAGGTATGAATTGAGGCTTACTGAAATACTTGAAAGATCGCAGGAGAAAGGGGAAAAAATAACCATTGAAATCATACAGCCAATTTGCGATTGATATTATTTACATAGAAAAAACAGAAAAAATGAGGATAATAATTATACTGATGGCCCTTTCTATATTCTCATGCCGGAGTATAAAGTATGTTCCGGTAGAGACAGTAAAGACAGAGAAAGAATATATTGACAGGATAAAGCGGGATAGCACCTATGTGCATGACAGTATATTTGTTCTTGTTAAAGGCGATACAGTTTTCAGGGATAAATACCGTATCGTGTACCGCGACAGGCTTATGCGTGATACGGTAAATATAAGCAAAACAGACAGTATCCCGGTCCCCTGCCCCGTTGAAGTTGTAAAAAACAAAGTACCCGGTATAATGTGGTGGCTTATCATTTTACTGGCAGCATTCAGTATCCCGTCTGTATTAAAGATTATCCGGTTTATCCGGGGCAAAATATAAAAAGAAGCCCCACTTCAAAAATATAGCGTACCACCACTACATCCTGTCTGTAAGACTTCTTTCGGGGAGTTTTACGGACAGGATTTTTATTGGTTGCACTTTTTTGAGAAAAATTTATGAAAAAATTACAAAGGCCGAGTACGATGGTGCGTAACAAACAAGTTATCAGCATATATGAAGAATTAAAAAATTCAGAAAAATATTCAGATTTTTTCCATTTGCTTCCACGTTCTTTCATATACGATAAAATAAAGGAACAGACCGGGCTGTGTCACAAAACGATTGCTGACATATTAAATCATAGGGAAAAAACAGAATGATGTTTTGGAATGATTCTAAATTGAGAATTATTTGCAAAAATGTAGATGTGTTGACTATTTATGTGGATTAGAATTTATACATTTGTATCATCAAACAGATATCCAAATGAAAGAGAAAAAATCATATTCGCAAACATTCGTTGTAAAAAATACATCGACAGCCCTTGTTGATTTTTTCAACAAACTACGTGATCATAAAATGTCTAAAATTGAAGAATTGCGTAGCAAAAAAGATATCTATTTCCCTGCTTCTACTTCGAAATGATAATAACTTATCCAATAAGTGACAATTTCGGGAATGAATATCTTATCCGTATAGAAGATTGTCAAAATTTGCCTGATGAGATAATGAAAGAGTTGGGCAATATTAAAATATTGGACATTACTCTTGAGCGAATATCCGGCGAACAATATACAAATTCTGGCATATTGTCAAAAATATCCACGTTCATTGCCGGGGTGCTTCTTGACAATGAGAATGCAATGCTATATTTTTATTGCGATGATGTACATGATGTAAAGCGCAGGGACATGGAAATAACACCTCAAAAATTCAGAAGTGACCTTTTTTCTGCAATGTTCATAAGATATGTAAAAGCAAAATCATTGAAAGATATTGTAGATACTACCATAACGGCATACGCAGACCGGGACATATATATACATATTATTGCAAGGAGAAGGCATAAAAAACAAGTAGATGCTATACGTTCAAGCATTGAAAACCTTTCACATAAATAATATTTTCCTTGATTTAAATCAGAATGAATCTAAATTAAATGTAATCCCAATTATTTTATATGTTTTAACAAATAGGGTGGGGTATTTTTTGATTATATTTGCGGCAATTAACAATCAAAATTTATTTAGTATGAAAAAGATTATATCCATTTGTTTTGCTTGTTTGTTGTTTTCAAGCTGTGCGACCTTATTTACCGGATCCCGACAAGCCATAACTTTTGACGCAAAAATGCCAGAAGTAGGTATTTATAAAGATGGAGTAAAATTAGGGGAAACTAAAAATGATGGGACATTTACAACAAAGATCGGTAAAGAGCTATCATCAGTGAATATGATGGCTAAAAAAGAAGGATATAAAAATGAACCGTTCTTTCTAAACACAAGATTTAACGGTGTTTCTTGTATTAATCTTTTAAATATAATTGCTTGGGCTATAGATTTGGGCACAGGGAATGCTTGCAAATATGATAGAAATTATGTTGAAATAGAAATGGAAAAAGAATAAGCGCAACTACTCAATACACTCCTTCTGATTCTCCGGAAGGAGTTTTTTTTTGTTTAGTCCGTGGGCAAAGATTTATTATTGTGCGGACTGATTCATATCAAACTTTCTTTTTTATTGGAAATTTATTCTGTTTAAAGTCCTCAAACTTCTATTATATAGGAATGTAACTTTTTACAAAACATCTATTTATGTCGAATTTTGGGATATCCGGCAATAGTGCCGGAATAATCAAAATTCTTTAATTATATGGAAATTATCGAAAAGAAAGTGTATGAGGAAGGCGGTGAAAATCGTCGCTCTACGAGAGAGCGGGCGAATGCCGGCCTTACCTTGGGTATTATCGGTACTGTCCTCGGCGCTGCCGCTCTTTGGGGACGTGGCAATGGTATTGGTTCAATCCTAGGCGGTGGAGCTGGTTTCTCCGGAGGTGCTAGTACTCCTGCAAATGTAAACATTAACGCATACGGCACTGGGGCCGGGAATGGTTGTGTTGCCCCTACTTCTTTCCAAGCATGGGAAAAAGGATGTGAAGATGCTTTGGAATTGACAAATGCAATGTGGGGATTAAAACTGGGCTCTATGCAGGCTATTGCAGCAAACCGTGAAACAGACATTGCTGAAAAATTCAGCTTGTACAAGACGATGGTAGACGCCGATTTTGGGTTGTATAAAAACAACCGGGACAATATCGACGCGGTTAATAACCGTCTGAATTCTGAATTGTTCGGCCTGTACAAGTATACCCGTGATAAAGACGATGAAACCCGGAAGGAACTGTGTGATCTGAAAGCACAAGTAGCGATTAGCAATGCCGTCCGTCCCTATCAGGATAAACTGATTCAGTGTGAAATTGAAAAAGCATTCACCGCCGGAATTAACTATGTAGACCGCAAGACCTGCAAAATGGTTGAAGGTGTAGTAGTAGTACCTACCGAACCTACTATTACGGGTATCGGAAGTTATTGCTGCTTTCGCAACCAGACAAGTGGAGGATCAACTCCGGCAGCCTAAAATGCTCACCCAAAAGAGAGCTTATAAACGTAGAAAACAAAAAACTAAATAGCCATGCCAGGAAATAACTTTTTCTTTAACGGAAGCAGCGATCCCCTTTTAAACCAATCTTCCTATAACATGGAAGAACGATATCAGGAGATAGAGCGGATGCAGGCCGCTTTGGAGCAGAAAAAACAAGCGATGCAAAGAGCAAAAAATCAGATGGTCCAGCAACCACAACAAAGCCAGACTCCTATATGGGACGAAATCGAAAGCATTGTATCAGCAATGACTGACAAGGAATTTGAAATCGTAACAAACAATGAAGAATTTATTGAAAGTCAGAATATGATAATGTCTATTCTTCAAGCTAAATACATGCAAATGATGCGCCCGGTGGTAGAAGGCTCAAAAGAAGGTAAGGATGCCCTAGAGAATCATCTGACGCTTGTAAAAAGGCTTAGAAAATCCGCTGCTACTGAGGTTGACAAGGAGATCAACGATTTCCAGGAATATAAGGAAAAGTATTCTGATATTCCCTATTCTGAGTATCAGAAAATGAAACGACAGAAAGGAGGCAAGAAATGAAAAAAGAGGATTTGAACCAGTTTAAAGGTGAAATTAAAACCGCAGTACAATCCTGGGGAAATAGTAAAATAGATTCTCTTTTTCCGGATAAAGCACATACGCGCACTTTCTTTAAAAATGGGTTAAGTAATTTACTAGCCAGGAAGGATGCACTTATCAACAGATGGCTTGATACCGGATTTTTGTTTATTGCCGGAGAAGACGGAACAATAGACAGCGATGTTATGGTTGATAATCTTGTCTCTTTATTTGAAGAAATGGACGTTAGGGAGTATCAATTAGGGATGGTTAAAGTTACAGTAGGAAAAGGCCAGGCCATCGTAGATATGCCTCATAATTTCTTGTTAGATATGTTTATAGGTAGCTTGGGTTGTATTAAGTTCACGTCGGAAGACCTAGGGGAGTTGAAAGAACTCCTCAATTAATTAACTTTAAAATTATCATGTTATGAATGAAGAAATAAGAGAATTCGCAGAAGAATTACAGGATTTCCTGAAAAAAGGACATAAACTGCTCAATAAAATGGGGCAGGGAATGGGCCAAAGAAGCGGCAATCAGGGATATGGTCAAAATTCTGGACAAGGCATGGGCCAGAATATGGGCCAAGGTGGTTACGGCGAAAATGTCGGACAATGGTTCCGGAATAATTTCGGCGGACAGGGATTTGATCCCCGGTTTATGTAAACAGGTTCACCTGGAGGGGTGGAAACATCCCTCCTTAAATATTAAATAATATGTGTAAACAAGCATTAGATACATACGATTTTTACAGACCGATAGCAATGTCTCGGTATCTTAGTTTCAGGGGATGGCATTTTGATAAAAAGACATGCGATTATGCAATTTCTTTAATGAAGAAAAAAAATCCCGCAACTGGCAGGCTTGAACCAATAGAACCAATGAGCAAAGATCAGGTTGACGAACTTCTCGCTAAGCACGGTGTGAAACTGGAAAATAATACACTTTATGATTATGTGTACGTTGCAAATATGGCTAGAGCAGATTTTTATAAATCTAGTCTCCCAGACGATAAATCGCTTGCTTTATTTGTAAAAGATTCAATCGATGACCCTGATGCAGCTGATGGAACTATTATGCGAAGATGGTACGCTACGATGGTAGCCAATGGATGCGGAGTAGAATGGAGTGATTTTCTATGATCAGACAACGATTCCATATTTACGTAAAAGGTAAAAAATGGAATATAACCGCCTTTTATCCGGTTACAAGGTATCACGTAGATGAAATTATGAACGCCTTGTATGGGTTAAATTGTAGTGAATCGGATTTAAAAAATGCATATAAAAACCTGACAAGCGGAAATGTAAATAATGGTCTTGCATTCAGTAACTATTTTTACCGGGAATCAGTGGTCATATTTGCAATTTCTATTAGTCCGGCAAAGTACTTTAATCTGATCACGCATGAACTGCACCATCTGTCAGTTCATATTGCGGTAAGTAGTGGATTTAATTTACAAGGAGAGGAAATTTGTTATATAAACGGAGATATTGCTGAAATGATGTTCCCGGTTGTAGTTTATTTATTGTGCAAGGGGTTCATTCGCAACTATGAAATAAAATATTATGCCCGATAGTTTTGAAATATTAATCAATATTGCCGACAACGCAGCAAGCAGCTATATCAGCGAAATAGCCCTGTTTGCTTTAAGATGCCTGTAAGGCCGCGTAAATATTTAGTCGTGAACATATCGGAAGGTGTGAGAGGGGAGTTGTGTCCCCTCTTTTTGTGATTAATTTTTATTAAAAAACTATGGCGGTAATTGTTTTTATTAGATAGTTTTACGACCTTTGTATAGTTGAGATTTATATTAAATGTCTATAAATGAGTAATATCATTAACATACCGAATGTGACCAGAGATGAAAGAATCGGAAGTACTTTCAATTACTTATTTCGGGTGATACATCAGGTAGAAGCTATTAATAGCAATGATATTATTTGGGATTTTAAAGATTGCTCTTTTTTCCATCCATTTTTCTTATTCCCTCTTGCTTTATACAGAAGTAATTGTGAAAAGAAAATAATATGTAGAAATATACCGCCATACCTTAGGGCTTATTTCAACTTAATTTATTTTGATGATTTATTATGCATTGATAAAGATGTGGATATTGAAGAAATCTTAAATGATTACATACAAAAAACCTATATACCAATATGTAAGTTTGATTTATGCGGCAGTAATATCGACGGATTGCAAACCACAATACAAAATATTATTGAAACACAGATTGGGGCGGATAAAAGAATAACAACGCCTTTGTCTTACTTTTTGGGGGAACTAATATGCAATATAAGCCAGCATTCCAAAAGTAAATTTGGGTACATATATTCACAGTATATACACCAGGAGAGATGTATTGATATATGTATAGCAGATTCAGGGATAACAGTGCTGGGTAGTTATATAAATACGTGCAAATATTTAGATATAATCGGGGATGATGACGCTATAGCCCTTAAAATGGCAAATGAAGGTTATTCAACCAAAGATTTGCCTGAAACAGAGAATCGAGGTTATGGAATATCATCCTCTAAGAATATGCTTGTAGATGGATTGGGTGGAGCCTTCTTTATGTTGTCAGGAGGCGGTTTTCATAGACACTCCGACCATAAGAGTTATTTTATTAAATTGCCGGATTCAATAAGCTGGAACGGAACAATTATTCTAATGAGAATACCGATAGATGTTCCAGCGGACTTTAAATACGAAAAATATATACAATAATTAAAAAATGGGAATCATGAAGAAGGAGATAATAAAAATATCAGCATTGATCAGCAGCGATGTGCGTTCCCGTTCTAATGCGGAAATAATAAGGAGCGCGATAGATGGTATATCAGACAAGGTTATCCTTGATTTTTCCGGTGTATCTTTTGTATCAAGATCTTTTACGGATGAATTATGCTCAATAGTAGAGCATTGTAAAAATATAACAATAGATATGGCCAATATGTCTGAAATAGTCAAGACGATGATAGAAGCTGTAAAAAAAGGCAGGGAAAATAGAAGAGTACGTATAAAAGATGATTCTGAAATAAAAGAATTTGATGACATGGAAAGTTTGTCAAAATTTTTGGAAGAATAGCGAGGTATAACCTCGCTATAATCTTATTTTCTTTATTTTCCCACAATTAGAATTATATAAATTTTCATAACTTGTTTTCGCACAGGTTGTTATATTTCATTTTCCCTCTTTCTCTAAAAGTTTGTTTTCAGCAAGATAACAAAGCATATTATAAGCAGCTTCTAGTAACGTATCCCTATAGATGGGAGTAAAAAGTTTACTTCCGTCACTATCCTCAGTAGTCCCGTAGTATACTTCCCACCCATCTATATATCTTTCTATTCTAAGAGAAAATACTTCATTTGATTTAGAGAATACTCTGGAAGGGATGATATTTAATAAATCTTGAAGAGTAAAAGCCGGAATCACTTCATAAGATGTGAATCCGACTGTCATAAACTCTTTATCCAGGCTAAGGAACCACTTTCCTGTAGAATTGTCGTTGATTTTACTTCCATGACAACGACGTGCCCAATATAAATTAGCTTTGCTGGTATCTACTCCTAAGTCACGTAAGTGGGACATTTGCTTTACAGATAGGAATTGGTCTTTCATAAATTTGGCTCTATAAATTCAACATTGTATTTTTTACAGTAGTATTCAAAAGGTTTTTTACTGAAAGGGAATATGGTCATTGGGCCTATAAAATATCCGTCACAGTGTGTTATTTCGTTATATTTCTTTTCTGCTGTTTTGCGTATTTTATGCTCAGTCCCATACCCTGATTTATGCAAAAAAAATACAGTTATTTTTTCTCCTTTATCAAGCAACTCCTTGAGCCGCTTGTAGTCTTTACTGGTTTTGTAGGGGATCATTTCAATCTATTAATTTAAATTCATACACAAATACCCACGGGTTGGATTCCCATGTGCCTTTCCCGGAAATTTTGTCTATTAATAAAGCAAAGGCTTCGCGGGGAGTAGTAAATGGATATTGACCGACATATCCGATATTTGAAGTAAATCCATATTGTACACCTTTTAAATGTTCCTCTATACCTTCTCTTAAACAATCTTCATCCGAAATATCCTGCAATCTCTCCACACGCACGTTGGTGATGCGGATGCGGTGGGGCATTAGGTCGGCACGGACAAACATTTTGTTAGTCCATCCTGCACTTGTAGCACCTACTTTGTTCGCTATAATATCCCATCTTGGAATGCCATTTTCAAATCCACCACAATCTTTATAGTTCTGCGCCACAGCAACGACCTCGCCGAGCTTGTATTTGGCATATTTGGAGTTTCGAATGTCTATGAAGTCGCCAAAGTTATTTTCACAAACCAAAGTATCATCGTCAATGTCCCACATTAGGGTGAAAAATTCTCGCGGAATAATCCTGCGCGTCACAGTCTTTCGACCTTCCAATACTGCTTGTGTTAAGCCGTATTTATCGTTGAACATTATCTTTTTCATGTCTCTTGTTTATTAAGTTCGCAATAGAATCCGATACCCTTTCCAGTCGTTTTACATCGACATAATTCCACCGATCCGGAACGGGATAGGATTGTTTTACTTCTTGCTTCTCTTTTTCATGTGCCGGAATGATGAAGTAGTTATACTCTATCCGGCAGCTTGATAATGATAGTAGGATGATGAATAGTAGGGGTTTCATAGGTCGATTTTAAAGTAGTTTTCTAATAGTTCCTTTGCTGATTCTTTACCGAATAGATTCCGGTTTATATTCATATCGTCTATGCGGTCATATAATAGAGTAAACAAAAACAATTGATACACATCACTAAATCGACTTGCTGTAATATTCCCTCTTTCCTTGCACCGTTCAAACCATACAGCACCATGTCTTATCCATGCCTTGACCATTCTGGGATATTGCTTAAATACTTCTATCCGTTTTGCTTTGGTTGAAAGCGGGCACCCCAAGCACCCTAATCGCTTATTGACATTAAATACGCCATCGATATAGTAAAGTGAATGGCATTTTACGCCTTCTGAATTGATAAATAATTTCACATCATGGTCACTCCATTCAAGTATGGGAAAGATTGTGTTTACATGGTCTTTCTTATTATACATCCGACATATTACTGGTTCATTATAGCGTGCAGCTCTTTTGGAGCTTTCACTTCTACGAATGCCTTGTATTGCATTGTTCATGATTTTGTATTCTTTCAGTTCAGAACAACAGAACCGATGAAAACGGTTAGGGAAGCCGCTCTTTTCAATTATCTGAAAAAATGTCCTTTTCGGCTGTATTATCTCCACCCCATTATACCGGCAATGTTTTATTGTTCCGGGCGGGTCGATTGTCGTGTTTTTATAGATAGCCCGGTAATTTATACCGGCCATTTGGGCAAGTCGTAAGATCACATCACTGTCTTTACCTCCGGAGTAACACAGCTCTATTGGGCCGTCGATTGTTTTGGCTACGGTTTTGAGTAGTTTGACGGATTGATTTACTTTCGTGTATAGGTCGCTCATTTTTATTCAAATAAAATATTCTTCACATTTAAACCCCTTTCGAGGTTCAAAATCTTTAAATTCACATGTATTGAATAGTTCTTTCCTATCAGCCCATTGGGCTAAATCTTTGGGTTTCCCTCTGAATAATATTTCTCTATTCATGATTTTGTTTTTAAATAACTTTTCCTGATTCCTCCGTACTGTGTTCTTTCAATAATCACATTACGGGATTTCTCATATTGTTTTTCTAGTTCTTTCATTTGTTTCAAAGCTTCTGTCGCTTTCTCCCTTTCATGTTTCTGGTTTTCGGAAGAATACCAGTTCTGATCTATCGATCCATATTTGTCCATAACACACACCAATAATTTTTAAATCTATTTTTTACACACTCCGTTGAACACCGTGTCATCAATATCCATCTCCAGCTGAGAGGGGAATGTCTTGATGTAATTAAAGAATTTGAAAAGCTTTACATCATCGGTGCCACATCTGTCAATGATAAGCTTTAATGTTTGATACAGCATATCCGAATCCTTACCGAAAAACTCCTGAGTTTCTTCGCTGCAATTCCGGACATATCTTTTCAGGTTCCGGCAATGGGAAAGAAGGAGGTTGAACTCGCGTTTAGCTTCGTGTTTAAATTCGCAATTCTCACTTTTTAGCTTTTCATTAGCCTCGATAAGCAACTTTCAATTATATCCACCAAGACGAAAGATAAGTTGCTTAGTATGTTTGCCTGGTTTTTACTTGTTTTCATTTTCTCCTGGATTCTCCTGTTAATTCAATTTCATTAAACATTTGCCTTAGCCGGTCACCAACCATTTTGCCGTAATATTCTTCACTTTTGAGCGTTTCAAGCTTGAAATTTGCAATTGCGAAAGTTGGTGCGCCCGAGTCATATCTATCTTGTAGCACTCTCGACATAGGCTGAATGACAGTTCCATAAACATTCACCTCCTTTTGCTCTCGTCCTAGTTCGTCAATGATAAGTGGACCGAATTTGTATTCAGTAATCTCTGTGTCGTTTTTTTCCTTTCTGAAAGAATCTACAATCTGAGAGCTTTTTACAAATCTCATTTCTTGTGAAGTTACATGGCCAAACTGCTTAATGTAGTAGTTGTATGTGCTGCACACGGCACGCATAAGCAATGTTTTACCTGATCCATACTTCCCGTTGAGTAATATTCCCTTCGATAAACTGCCACCAAATGACTTATCGCCTGAAAGGTATTTGTATAGCTCATGTATAGCATTTTCATTGTTTCGGTCTATGGAAAACAATATTTCTTCACCACGCCTTGCTAGAATGTTAGTTCCATGTGCCACTACAATCGTTTTAAACTGATCATAGTTCAAAGATAATTTCGGATATGATGTTTTCCTTTGTCCGACTATTTTACTCCATTCCTGGCGCATTTTTTCAATATGGGCGTCAATCAAAATCTGATTGCTTATAGTCTGGGGTTCGCTTTTGTTTCGTTGTGGTTCCATTCGATTCACTATCAAAGATTAATTCATCGTTCCATGATTTGCCATTTAGGAAAGTGTCCGGATTCTTCCTGTACTTTTTATTCGGCTGTGCAAGCTTGTATTGTGGGATATAACTCATAGCTAATTCCCGCTCTGCGTCGGAAAGTTTTAGCCATTTTTTGATGAGTAAATCCTTTTTGCCGACCTTTTTGTCGTACAGTTCCCAAAAATCTTCAAAAGAATAGTTCGGCTCTTTTTCTTTTTTCGCGGAACTTTTTTCTTTTTCTTCTTGGTGGATTTTAGGATAATTATCATAAAACTGATTTCCTAAATCGTCACACACTTCCCCGGATGGGGGACTATAGGGGGTATTAT